CAGATGAAAATCCTAAAGACACTGTTGGAATTAAGTTTGCGACCCCTGCGGATGCTCGTAGGACTGTGGCAAAAGTTAAAAGAGTTAGTAAACCCTTTGCAAGGAAAATCCAAATACTCACTGTTGGTGAACAGAGAGCCAAGGTTATGGGTAAGGCAGAGGTGGCTAGCATATTTAAGAAAGGTAAAGAAGCAATCAGAAGAGGAAGAAAAAAATAATGCAACTAGAAACAGCGATAAATAGATTAATTAAATACATGAACAGAAGAATCGAAGAGTTATCAATAGCCGTAACTTCTGGGGGTATTGACAGTATGACAAAATATAACTATATAATAGGACAGATAACAGCCCTAGAGGCAACTAAACAGGAACTCTCTAACCTGCTAGAAGATAAGGAGCAACATGGAACAGTCATCGACATCAAAAATAAAACTACCGAATAAAGAATTGGTAGGAGTCAAAAAAACAAAAGATCTAACAAAAGAAGATTCAAATAAACTACCACAGCCAACTGGTTGGAGGATGTTAGTTTTGCTATATATGGCCGAGACAACCTTAGAGAGACAACAAGTTGCGTCACAGACTGGTTTAGTTTTAAGAATGGGTCCGGACTGCTACAGGGACAAGGATAGATATCCTGATGGTCCTTGGTGCAAGGAGGGGGATTGGGTGATGTTTGCCCGATATGCCGGATCAAGAATAAAGATAGAAGGTGGAGAAATACGTCTGCTAAACGACGACGAAGTTTTAGCAACCATCAAGAATCCAGAAGATATCTTGCATGAATATTAATCATAGAAGGAGTAAACTATGCCAAAAGACGAAAAAATGGTTGAACTAGATACATCCGGCGAAGGTGCTGAGATTAATCTAGAAGAACAAAAAGACGAATCGGTTGTAGAAGCCGAGGCGCCGAAACAAGAAACAGAAGCTCCAGAACCAGTAGAAACGAAACAAGACGAAAGGCAAAGAGATGCAGCCACTGAATATGCAAAATCAGTTGAAGAAAAAAGAAAAGCTTTGGAAACAAGGTTTGAAAAAACTGATGCTGACTATATCAAAAAGTTTGAAACAAGTATCTCAACTGGTTTAGAGGCAGCACAAAAAGAACTTGCTGCAGCTATATCGGCTGGTGATGCTGAAGCACAAGTTGCAGCAAACAAAAGAATTGCTACGCTTGCTTTTGAGAATGCTAAACTAGAGCAAACTAAATCTGCTAGAGAAGAACAAGTATCTAAACCTGCAGATATAAAAGCTCCAGTTCAACCTAGAACTCAGATGCAAGAACCAAGTGATCCTAAAGCTGAAACTTGGGCTGCAAAGAACTCATGGTTTGGACAAGATAGAGCCATGACATACACAGCGTTCGAAATTCATAAGGATTTAGTCGATAAAGAAGGTTTCGACCCTAATTCTGATGAATATTATGCTGAAGTTGATAAAAGAATCCGTGTTGACTTTCCGCATAAATTTGCTAAAACAGATGTTAAACAAACGACCGAACCCGTTCAGACGGTGGCTTCAGCAAAAAGAAGCGTAAGACCCGGTCGCAAAACTGTGAAACTCACATCATCACAGGTAGCAATCGCTAAAAAATTAGGTGTGCCACTCGAAGAGTACGCAAAACAAATAAAAAACACGGGAGGAGCGTAAAATGGAAAAAAAAGAAAATACATCTCGTGCGAGCCAGACACGGTCAAAATCTGAAAGACCAAAAGTGTGGGTTCCACCATCATCTCTAGATGCACCCCCTGCGCCTGATGGATTCAGGTACAGATGGATAAGAGCCGAAGTTGTAGGCTTTCAAGATACGAAAAACGTAACTGGACGATTAAGAGAAGGTTATGAGTTAGTTCGTGCCGAAGAAGTTGAAAACGCAAGCGATTATCCGGTTCTCGAAGACGGGAGACACAAGGGAGTGATCGGGGTTGGAGGCCTTCTACTTGCGAAGGTACCGATCGAGATCGCGAAGCAGAGACAGGACTATATGACATCACGTCATAAAGACCGAAGCGAAGCAGTAGCAAACGATCTTATGAAGGAGCAAGATAGCAGAATGCCTATCAATGTTGAGAGGCAATCTCGTGTAACCTTCGGTGGTACAAAGAAATAAGATTATTTCGCGGGTTAATCCCTATCATCGAATATATATAAACCGTATTCGTCCGTTAAGGAACGAATACACAAGGAGAAACAACTATGGCAAATAGAAACACACAAGGTTTTGGGCTTATACCTGCTGGTACGCTTGGATCAACTCCAGCGACTGCCGGTTTAGGTAAGTACAAAATCGATGCGGGTTATACTACAACTATATACAATGGTGGTGCCGTTGCTTCTAACGCTGGTTACATTATCGATGGTCAAACTACTGATGCACCTATCTTAGGTGTACTTAATGGAATATTCTACAACGCGGCTACAACTTTGAAGCCAACGTTTGCGAATTTCTATAAGCAACCGATAACACCAGCGAACTCAGAAGACGTGGACGCTTTTGTATACGATAACCCACAACAACAATACGTAGTTGCTACTGATGACTCAGTAGCTCAATCTGGATACCTAGAAACGTATGACATGAACACTTCTGCTGGTAGTGATACTACTGGGAAGTCTTCTGCTACACTAGATATCGGAGACACAAGTGCGGATGCCGCTTCATTCAGATTGTTAAGATCTGCTGAAGATCCTGAAAACGACGAAAACGCCGCTTTCAGATCGGTAGTGGTTGTTCCAAACTTGATTGAACTACAATCATAATAGGAGAACAGGAGAATAAATTATGGCAATATCACGATCACAGCTAGTTAAAGAACTAGAGCCAGGATTGAACGCACTGTTCGGCCTGGAATATAAAAGGTATGAAAATCAGCATGCTGAGATTTATACTGCAGAAAACAGTGACAGAGCTTTTGAAGAAGAAGTAATGTTATCTGGTTTCGCAAACGCGCAAGTGAAAGCTGAAGGTGCTGGAGTGTCTTTTGACGAAGCACAAGAAACTTTCACAGCTAGATACACTCACGAGACAGTGGCTTTAGCCTTTGCTATCACGGAAGAAGCTATCGAAGATAACCTCTACGATAGATTAGCTTCTAGATACACAAAAGCTTTAGCAAGATCTATGAGTAATGCTAAACAAGTAAAAGCGGTAGAACCTCTAATTCAAGGTCTTCCTTCAACGGATGGTTTTGATTCAGGTGATGGCGTTAGCTTGTTTAACACTCAACACCCTACAGTAGCAGGTGTTTTCAAAAACACTTTAACTACTCAGGCGGATCTTAACGAGACGTCATTAGAGCAGTCAATGATTGACATCGCTAAAATGACTGACGAGAGAGGTCTTAGAGTTGCAGCAAGAGGAGTAAAAATGATTATTCCTTCTGAGCTTCAGTTTACAGCAGAGAGATTGATGAAATCTCATTACAGACGTACCTAACGGTATGAAAATGTTCACAAGAGCTCCATTAACAACTGCAATGGAAGGTGACTTCGATACTGGAAACGTGAGATACAAAGCTAGAGAAAGATACTCATTTGGTGTATCTGACCCTAGAGGTATCTTCGGTGTAGAAGGTGCGTAATCACTAAAAGAACATTAAAAGGGGGCTTTCGAGCCCCCTTTTTTTATGGTAGAAAAGAGGGAATCATGAAAACATTTCGAGTACAGATAAGAGCATACGGATACTATGCTGACTTCAATATTGTGTCAGAGGACGAGGACAAAGCCTTTGAAAACGCACTCATTGACAAACTAGGAGAAAATGATATAGTTTGGGAAAAAGATGGATTCATTGATTCATCTAAATTATGGCTAACTTATGAGGAGACCATAGATGCAAATACAAGTCAGAGACCTTTACAAACAGAAGAGGAGTCTCGAGACAGAATGGGCAGTGCATCAGCGTGATAACCAAAGGTATACTTTGGACATGGTAAGGATTGACAATAAGATTAGAGAAGTTGTCAATGCCATCAAGTTAGAAGAAGCTAAAATAGCTAATCTAACTAATAAAATAGAAGACGCTGCGCCAGAAGTTTCTGTAGCTACTTAGTAAAAAGCTACATCTTGGATAAATATCAAACCAAAGTACAGGCTCTCTTGCACTCTACTAAAAAACAGAGTATAAATTTCACACTGTATAATTAATTAGAACATAGACGCATACAGTCGACGGCCTAGAGACTATGTTCGGAAAACTAGGAGGATATAATTATGGCAAAAACTACATTTTCAGGACCGGTCATTTCTAAAAATGGCTTTACAAGCACAGGCCCTGACATGGCTATCAGTTTAACAGCTGATACAACTTTGACAGTTGCTACACACGCAGGTAGAATTTTACTTTGCAACGATGCTGATGGTAAATTTACTTTACCAAGTATCAATGTAAACAGTAACGGTGCTACTGCAGGTGATACTGACTTCAATAACTTAAACAATATCGGTGCATCTTTTCACTTTTATGTGGAAACAGCTGCAACTGATATGGACATCAAAACAGATGGTACTGACAAATTTAAAGGTGCTATCATGATTGGTGTAGATGATGGTTCGAAAAAAGCTTTCGTTCCAGGCGCAACTAACGATGTTATTACTATGAATGGTTCTACAAAAGGTGGAATCGTTGGTAGTGTGGTATCTTTCACAGCGATTGATACAGCTACATACTTAGTCCACAATTCTTTATTGATTGGATCAGGTACAATAGTAACACCATTCGCAGACGCGTAATAAGTAATTAGTGTGGGTCTTCGGGCCCACACTTTAATAGGAGAAAAATATGAGTTCAGATCAGAAGTTTACAAATATCGCTAGTACAGGACAGGTAAAAACTATCTCTGGTGGATCAACTAACATAGGCCCATGTAGAGTTACTTACATTCAAGCTGCAGGAGCAGCTTCGTCTGTTGTTGTGTTAAGAGATATTTCATCTGGTAGTACGGGAGCTAAAGTTTTTGAAGCTGATTTTGGAACAGAAGGTTTAGATATCTATGTTCCAGGAAATGGTATCAGATTTGAAAACGGTGTTCATGCAACCATGACAAACACAGGATCTCTTACTATCGGTTATACTGGCTAAGGAGATTAAATGGCTAACACTACTTCGGGAACAGCTACGTTCGACAAAACTTTTGCTATTGATGAAATAGTAGAAGAGTCTTTTGAACGTATTGGATTACAAAACGTATCTGGTTACCAATTAAAATCAGCAAGAAGATCTTTAAATGTTTTGTTTCAAGAATGGGGAAACAGAGGCATTCACTATTGGGAAATAGATGAGCTTAATTTAGATTTAATTGAAGGACAAGCAGAGTATGATTTTTTTAGATCATCTGATGATGGCACAAGTGCAACGTCTACACCAAACGGTGTGTATGGAATATCTGATGTTTTAGAAGCACAATTAAGATCTAATAGAACTCAAACTACACAAGCTGATTCTCCGATGACAAAAGTAGATAGATCTACTTATGCTGCATTTTCAAACAAATTATCTAAAGGTACG